ATCAAGATAATTAATAATCGGCAGTGGTCTATTAGAGCCGCAATCGATTGGTTGAAATTCACCAGTGGTGTATGAGTGATTTGTATGTAGAAAAGATAGATGAGGTTTATATCAAAATCCGATGCGAAAGATCAATCGCAAAAGAATTGAGTGATTTTTTTACATTTACCGTTCCTAACTATCAATATACTCCTGCATATAAGAATAAACTTTGGGATGGTCAAATTCGATTATATAACTTGCATACACAGCAATTATATGCAGGCCTTATCGATTATGTCTATAAGTTTGCAAACGACAGAAATTACACAATTGACAGCGAAATAAAGAAGTCGAAGAACCAAATATCCGATAAAGATATTGAAATGTATATCAAGGATAAACTACAACCCACCGTTAAAGGTAATAGAATAAAACCACATAAACATCAAATAGATGCAATTAGACACGCAATCAACAATAACAGATGTCTACTATTATCCCCAACAGGAAGTGGTAAATCCCTAATCATTTATTCACTTATTAGATATTATGAAGATATACTTCCAGAGGACAAGAAAATTCTTATTGTTGTTCCTACTACTGGTTTAGTTTCACAGATGTATAATGACTTCCGTGATTATTCCTCAAAAGATGCAGGATGGAGTGCCGATGATACTTGTCATTCGATATATGCAGGACAAGATAAACAAACAGATAAACGAATTGTAATATCGACTTGGCAGAGTATATACAAACTTCCAGACAAATATTTTGAACAATTTGGTGCAGTGTTCGGTGATGAATGTCATCTTTTCAAATCTAAGTCCCTCACAACCCTAATGTCAAAATTAAGGGGTGCCAAGTACCGCATAGGGACGACAGGGACACTAGACGGGACACAGACACACAAGTTGGTAATTGAAGGGTTATTCGGAAAGGTAATGAATGTAACTTCTACAACCGAACTCATGGAAAAGAAATTATTATCCAAATTGGAAATAGATTGTATAAATCTCCAATATCCCCCAGAAGATATTGAAGAAATCAAAAGAGCCAAATATCAAGATGAAATTAAATGGATTATATCACATAAAAGACGAAATAAATTCATTGAAGACCTTTGTGGTAAAATGGAAGGGAATACCCTTTTATTGTTTAATTATGTCAATGACCACGGAAAGCCGTTGTTTGACCGAATAAGAACCAAATATCCAGATAGGAAAGTTTTCTTTATTCATGGTGGAACAGAAACAGACCAAAGAGAGTATATAAGGAATATTATCGATAAAGAAGAAAATGCCATTTTGATTGCTTCCTATGGGACTTGTTCCACTGGTATCAATATAAAAAATATTCATAATATTATTTTTGCATCCCCTTCTAAATCGGTTGTTCGGGTTTTACAGTCGATTGGAAGGGGATTGCGAACATCTGATAATAAGGATAGTGTAAAACTATACGATATTAGTGATAATCTCTCACACAAGAAATATAAAAATCACACACTTCGACATCTAGACGAAAGAATAAAGATATATAATAATGAGAACTTTTCTTTTAAATTGGTAAAGATTAAGATATGATAAAGGAATGCACATGAAAACACCTTACAAAATTTTAAAACTACGAAGTGGTGAAGAAATTATAGCACGAATTCGTGGAGAAAAACAAGGAAAACTTATATTAGAACGGCCTATGATTTTCAAAACCGTTTTGGTTGCAAGTCCTTATGGAACTCAAAAAGAAATAACCGTATTAAAGAACTGGCTTTCATTTACTAACGCGGTTGAAACAAAAATACCCAAAGATTTTATTGCAACATATTTAGAACCAGATCACAATGTGATTGAATTATATGATTTAGAAAAGGAAAAAGAAGATATAAATCCTCCTCCACCAAGAAAAATCATTGATGCAAAAGATATAAAAAAGGAAAATAAATCTCCTAATGATTTTCCATTTTCTGATGACAAATTGAATGATATGATGAACAAACTAAGTGACGAAAACATTCAAGAAATGTTTGAAATTCTTAATGATGAGATGGAGAACACGCTATTTCCATCTGATGCAGAAGAAGGAGAACATATGATTAATATTTCTATGTTCCTTCCACCAGAAGCATTATTGTCTTTGGTAGAAGCAGGATTATTAGATATTGAAGATGTTCAAAAAATGATAGACATTATATCGAATCCACCGAAGCAAGAAACACCAAAACACCCATTCAGTCCTTGGAATACATGGTTTCAAAAAAATAATGGAAAAAATGGAAAATATACTGGAGACGATGAAGAAAGAAAATCATCTGACGATTATGGTAAAAAGTGGGAAGATTGGTCCCCAGATCCTCACGATTACCTATGATCATAGATATTCCTTTTTTCCCTGGACACTGAAAGTGTAACCGACAAATTGAGTTTTGTCAAGAAAAAAATAATATTTTTATTGAAAAAGTTAAAAAATAATGTAAGATAGGTATTATGAGTAAAAAAGAAATCAAAAAAGAACACTATGTAAACAATAAAGAATTTTTTGTTGCGATGGTAGAATGGAAGGTCTTAGTAAATCAAGCGAATCAACAGGATGACCCAAGACCACCAATCGGTGAATATATTGGAGATTGTTTTGTAAAGATTGCAGAACATTTATCTTATCGTCCTAATTTTGTGAATTATCCATTTAGAGAAGAAATGATAGGGGATGGTATAGAAAATTGCCTGATGTATGCACATAACTTTAATCCAGAGAAATCAAAGAACCCATTTTCATATTTTACTCAAATCATATATTATGCATTTTTAAGAAGAATCGAAAAAGAAAAGAAACAAAACTATATCAAATATAAATTGTTAGAGAATGCTGATGATGACCAAATTAGAAGTTTTTGCAAAGAGAACTATTTTGAAACATCTAAATTGAAAAAGTCAGAAGATGATACAGAAGAAAAAGAAGCAACAGACCAACTCAAAGAACATTTCCGATTGAATGAACAAGACATTAAAAAGTTTACACCTAAAAAGAAAAAGAAAAAGGTTTCTAAGAAGAAAGCCAAAAGTAAAACAAACCTAGACTCAATTTTACAGGATGAACAAAGTGAAGATATGTCTAATAAACGATAGTCATTTCGGAGCGAGGGGCGACTCTCAACTTTTCTTTGATTATTTTATAAAGTTCTTCGATGATGAATTGTTTCCTTATCTAAAGGAACATAGCATTAAAACAATTATACACGCAGGGGATATGATGGACAGACGAAAGTTTGTCAATTTTAATATCCTACATCAAATCCGAACAAGATTTATGGATGAGTTAGAAAAGAATGACATGCACATGCATTGTATTCTTGGTAATCATGATGTGTATTATAGAAATACTAATAAAGTGAATTCTATGCAAGAGTTATTTGGAAATTGTAATGCAATAACCATTTACGAAGATCCAGAAGTGATAAACATAGACGGATTAGATATTGCATTACTTCCGTGGGTGAATAGTGAAAATTATGATGAATCAATGGATTTCATTAAAACTGCACCGGCACCTGTTCTTATAGGTCATTTGGAATTAGAAGGATATGATGTTATTCGTGGTGTAAAATATGATGGTGGAATGAAAGCAAAATTATTTGAACGATATGAACAAGTACTTACGGGACACTTTCATTGCCGTCAAGAGAATGGAAACATTTATTATCTTGGAACACAATACCAAATTACATTCTCTGATATGCACGAACAAAAGGGTTTCCACATTTACGATACGGATACTAGAGAGATTGAGTTTATTCCGAATCCTCATAAGATGTTCCATGCGGTGACATACAACGATGAGGATGGTGAAATTGACAGCGAAAAATTAAATTGCGAATACATGAAAGGCGCGTATGTAAAACTTTATATTGAACACAAAGAACACCCATATTCGTTTGAACGATTTATGGATAAGTTATATGATTGTGGAGTAGCAAAAATAACAATTGTTGAGGAGTTAGACAATTCTGCATGGACACAAGAGGAGATTGTCGATTTAGCACAAGATACCGTAACCCTTATAAATAATGAAGTTGATGCACTTGAAGAAGTGAAAGATAAAGCACGAATGAAACGGCTCATCAAAGATTTGTATATGGAGAGTTTGTCATTATAGTATTTACGAAATTGAGTTATAAGAATTTCCTTTCGACAGGAAATTATAAAATAACACTAGACCTTACAAAAAATAATACCACTCTCGTTAGTGGAGATAATGGTGCAGGTAAGTCCACAATGTTGGATGGTATTACCTATGCATTGTTTGGAAAATCTTTTAGAGGTATTGTTTTACCCCTATTAGTAAACTCTGTAAATGATAAAGATTGTGTAGTGGAACTTGATTTCATTATAGGTAGAGATAATTATAAGATTGTACGGGGAATGAAACCCAAGATATTTGAAATTTATAGGAATGGTGACTTACTCGACCAAGATGCAAAAGCAAAAGATTATCAAAAATTATTAGAAGACCAAATACTCAAAATGACATATAAAAGTTTTTGTCAAGTAGTTATATTAGGTTCAAGTAATTATGTGCCGTTTATGAAACTCCCTGCAAAGGACAGACGACTTGTCGTAGAGAATTTATTAGACATCGATGTGTTTAGTATCATGAATACTCTGGTTCGTGGAAGATTACAAATGGCAAAAGAATATGTCAAAGACATCGACCATAAAATAGAACTCACTAAAGAAAAGGTAGATGCAAAACAGAAACTTATTGAAACTCTTGAAAAGAAATCTGCTGATAATGTTGAAGAGTATAAGATAGACAT